TGTGTTTCCTCTTCTATTGGAAGCCATGAAGTGCTAATTGTACATTCATCACCTTTTTTGTTGGTAATCAAAAGCACATATTTGACTTCTGTAATAACTCTAGGTATTTGTTTATGCCATTTAAAGCTAATGGATTTAATCTTCATCCACTCTTCTTCAAATAGCTTAAATACTTTAAACACTTCAAATACTAATGCTCTTGCATTTACATATGGTTCTAATATCTCTGGTCTGAAATCGTCCTCTGTGCTTAATTGATATGTTTCAGTAATACCAGCATTATTTGCTTTCTCATACTTTACTTTCTTTTTATCCCCAAATCCAATGCTTAGTATCCTCATTTTTATTGCCCCTTCCGTTGCTTATCTTCGCACACCCAATCACCACAAAGTACTTTATTTTGTTCATTAGTATAAAATTTCTTTCCACACTGCACACAGTATCTTGTGTATTTAAATGCTTTCTCTAATCTCGCTTCACGCTCTTTCTCTAGTTGCTCCTTAGTCTTTCTTGGCTCTACTGGTTTGCCTGCTCTACAGTCTGGACACCATGTGCTATGACTATCTGGTGTAAATAACCTATCACATCTATGACATTTTCTTTGCATCTCTTATCCTCCTAGCCACTTATATATGCTTCACATTCTTTCAATATGCTTTTAATTAATCCTATAATTGCTCAATTCTATCTAACAATTCGTATACCTCATTACTTGTTAAGTAGCTGATTACATCATCAGTAATCGGTGTGTCATAACAAATCTTGCCATGTTTTAATACAGCCAACTCAAAAGGCTTTTTCTCGTTACAATAGGCAATGCTACCTGTAATTACAGATGCGCCATAACCATTGTTAAAGTTAAATATCCATTCTTCATATCTATTAAATTGCTCATGACTCACAAAGCCATTATGATTTTTGAAATTTTTGTTAATTTCCATTGTTTAACCCCTTTTTATCTCTTAAAAAATACAAACTTCACTTTTTAATCCCTCACAGTACAGCTATATCCTTTTAGTTTCCTCATCCTATACCTAATGGTTCTTACGTTATCCCCAATATATTTATATGCATCTCCTTGCATGTTCTTTTGCTCGTTATATTTATCTAGCTGCACTCTCCATTGAATATAACTTTCGCATTTACTGTGGCATCCTACTTCTCTAAATTGGCACTCCCTGCATGGTGGCTTCATAATAACTCCTTGCACATTGATTAAATACTTTGTTCCCCTTTAATTCATCTCTTCGTATTCTTGCTTTTATCAATGCATCAGATGATACAAATACATAACCCCAATGTGGTATGAATACTCTTCTTACTTCTTTTGACCGTCCTTTTACAATATGATCATGTGCTTTCACTAGGTTTCTAAATCTATCATTCATGCTCATATCCCTCTAATCTATTTCCTATTACTTTAACTTTCCCATTATTCAATACAAATGCTAAGTCAAAATCTAATACCGCATCATGTTGTGTTGAGTCCTGCTGGTTAATTGCCTTGCATCTCCATTGGTATTTATCCACGCTGTAATATACTTCCCCTACCATTGGTTTTTCTTGTATTGATTTGCAATCAAACTCTATATGGTCCTTTTCGTATATTCTTTGCCCTGTATTATCTTTCGCTTCACTTCCTCTGCATAGTGTTCCATCCTCAATCGGTACCCATGCATATGTATCGTTTTCTACTGCTAGTAGTCTTATTTGTGAGTAGCTTTGCTTTATTTCATCACTACTTACCCACTCTGTTTTATTTATTCCTAATCTAAGGCCTTTATATATGAGCGGTCTCATGTTGCCTCCTCATTTCTACCTGTGTAGGTGATTTACCAATACAGCTTTTAGGAAAGAGCGGATATACCGCCCACCTATTTTATTTGCTTACCGCATCAAGTCTTGCTGTTAATTCTGCAATTTGTGCTTTCATAGCTTCAATTTCTCCGTCACGCTTTGCTTGTGGTTCATATTCACTATGTTTACCAAATTTAAAAGATGCGCTTACGTTGTACATGTTTTCACTGCCAAATGTACCTGCAATGCCAAATAATACTTTTTCATTTGGTCTGTAGTATGCACCTAATGCCACTGCATTTGCATTTTTATAGTGTCCATATGCTACAGATGCGCTAAATTTATCATCTTTGTTAAATTCCATTGGATGTAGTCCAGCTAATGCAGCACTAGATGCTCCTAGTTTATTTATACGTGCATTTAATTGATTTATATCACCAGTAACAGTTTGCTCTAGTTTTGCAATTCTGTTATCACCTTGCTTTTTGATTAAGTCGATCGTGCTTGTGTTTTTATCAACTTTACTATTTACGGCTTTTAATTGGTTTACATTTACCGCATCAGTACCATTAATGCCTTTATCGACATTTGTAATACGTTTGTTTCCGTTGTTTAAGCCATTATCAGTTAAGGAGATGTAAGATACATCGTTAGCGTCACCATCATTGGTTCTGATACTCATGCCGTCATACTTATAAGATGTGTGATATTCCAAACCACTTGCACCATCACCACGATATGTCATATTGATACCTTCAGTTGTGTAAGCTGACTCATTGTTGCCGTCATTTAAACTAACTGAATTAAGTTGTAGATCATTGCTAGTTGATACTATGAAATTCCCACTATCTTCATTAACAGTGATGTTATCGCCAGAAGATACAGTTGCATTAGCACCAATTCGTCCTTTTAAATCTGCAATATCTTTAGTGTTAATATTTACTTGATTTTGAGTATTAGCTACATCAGATTTGATACCTTTGTTATCTTGTTCAAGTGTTTGAATACGTTCTTCATGGTTTTCTGCAACTTTCCCCAATGTATTCATATCGTTCTTATTACTAGCAATATTTGTAGTATTTGGCTCTGTAGTGCCTACTACTAAATCACTTGCATATGCACCATTAACTACTGCGGTTAATACCATTACTGCTAATATTACCTTTTTCATTGTTTTCTACCTCGTTTTGTCTTAATTCCTAATTTTTTACAAATATTTTTAATTAGGCTTTGACTTACTTCTAATTCTTCTGCTATTTGCCTTTGGCTTAAACCTCTATCAATCAATGGCTGCATTACATCTGCATTTATTTGTTCCTTTAATCCCAATACTTTTAATGCATTTTTCTTATCCATTGCACCGTACACTACTGCACCTAGTGCTAACCAATTTATGCAATTCATCGGTACACCTACCATGCTTGTATTTTGCATGTTGTTTCCTCCTAGAATGGAATAGTTTCATCATCGTCTACAAACCCACTTTCAAAATTGCTTGATGTACTTTCATTTTCTTTCAATCCATATGTAAGGACTTTGGCCACAATCTCTGTGATGTATCTTTTACTTCCGTCTTTTTCATATGATCTAGTTCTTAGTTCGCCATTTACTGATACAAAATCACCTTTCTTTAACCCACTGTATTTTTCCGCATCAACCCAACATACAATGTTGTGATACTGTGTTGTTTGTTGCTCGTTTATATATTTGTTGGTTGCAAGCCTGAATGTTAGCACTGGCTTTCCTGTTTTTGTATAACGTAGTTCTGCATCTGCTACTACGTTGCCGCTCAAGAACACTTCATTTACGTTTATCATTTACTTCATCCTCCCATTTCTCACATTCTTTACTAATTATGCATAATGCCATTATTGTGACTCCTAGCATTGCTCCTATCACAATTCCTAGCCCTAGTAGTTCCATGTTTAACCTCCTCTATCTTTATCAATCTATAAAATCTATAAGGATAACCTTCCTCAGAAACATACTCAACTACACTGTCTGTTTCCACGTAATAGCCTTTTGGTGGTTGGATATAATCCCTCCACTCGCTTGGCTTCAATATTTCTGTTTTTACTTTTGGCTTTTCTAAATTTTTGCTACTATTCCACCTGCGCTTAAATGCATCTTCTTTATCTGAATAGCATGCACTCCGTTTTTCTTTTACAAAGTAGCTTGCTAATCTCACTGCATCTTCTGCTCTTCCTTGATACAACATCAACTTATGCATGCCATGTGGCCAAAGTTCATTCAACTCATCTGAATATAGTTCTGCATTGTTGATGATCATGTGGAAATGTATTCTTGTTTTCCCCTCCGCTATGTAAATGTATTTCAATTCTTTATCCAGTTTTTTATATCTACGTTTAAGCCGTCTTATAAAATTCTGAATATCTTTCTTTGCATCTTCCCATGTAGCTGGCTGTTCTTTATACGTGAGTGTGATATAACAATCATTTGTAGTGAAGTTATTATCAATCAACATACGCAGCATTGCTTCCGCTTGTTTTTCATTTTGCTTTTTCTGTGCTTCTGGTGTGATGCTTTTCTTTTTTACACGCTTGCCATTCTTTCTATATGTTCTTGATGTGTGATAATCAAGTACCTCTATCATATTTTTAGATATGACTTTTTTACGCTTCCTCATCGTAATTACTCCCCATGGTTGATTTGTTAATATGTTATATCTAGTTAATAAGGAAAGCCTTTAAATAAGCTTTTCCCTAGTCTTTTATGCCCATGTGTGATATAATTACGTTAGGTTTGGTGCGTAATTACGTGCTTGATTAGGCTACTTTAATTAGTGGCCTTTTCTTTTTGCCTAGGATAATTGCAATGCATGTCACCTTGTTCAATCTCTAAATATTGGCATGCATCGCAATGTTCCATACATATAATCCCTTTAGCCTGTCTACAGTGTATGTAGCCATGGCTTTTTTTATTGCACTCATCACATATGCTGCAGTGTTTACTCATTATTCATCACCGCATCAAGCAGTATTTCTCTTGCCCTTAATGCAAGATATACTTTGTTTTCTTTAATTGGGCCTTTACCTGTTATGCGTAATACATATTCCCCTGTCTTTCGCTTAACAAAAATAGCGCATCCATTAGCAAGAATAGTAAAGTCTAAACTTGCACTTTTATTGCTTACGCTGATTGATGTAATGTGTTCCCTTAAAACTTGCATTTCTTCATCATCAAACATTAAATATGTTTTTAATAGGTCTAGTGCTTTTTCTTTTTTGTCTTTCATGTTTTATCACCTCCTTAACCCTGCCTAACATCCAAATTGTGATGCCAGTTGTTAATGTTAGAACCATATTGATTAATATTTGCCAGCCTTCTGCTTGCTCAATTCCTCCATATAGTCCTAAGCCTAATATTCCCAAGCACCATTGCACGGTTGTTATTAGATTTATAATGTTCATCTTTTATGCCCCCTTTAGCCACTTCATGTGCTGCCCTTTCATCCATGCTTCAAATTTTTCTACATGTACCAGCGTTTGTTGTGGTCCTAGTTGCATACAGATTTCATTAAATCTACCTTCATTGCGGATCATATCTATTCTTCTATAGATATACATCTTGCTCCGCCCCCATATCTTAGCTAATGTGCTAATAGGCACGTATTTTGGTTGAACACTTTCCATTTCTACTCTTTACCTTTCTTTATCAGATAAATAAACTACATCAACTTTAATTCCTAATTCTTCTAACTCTATAAGTGTTAGCTCTAGCTCGCTCTTAGCATTAGATGCTCTCTCAAGTAATTGCAATATTAACCTTTATGCTCTCCTAATATTTAAAATTGTTAGTATTACTGCAATCACTAACATTCCCAAATTAACTCTTGTACAATATCTTATGTCTTGTAATTTTTCCTCTAGCGATTGGTCTTTGTTGTATTTCAAAGCATTAAAATATCTAAATATAATCCACTTTTTTTGAGCCGCATCATGCGGCTCTTTTTTTTTATTCATTTGATTTCACCTCTTTTATTTTTATCGTTCATGTTATACTCATCTTAAAAGGAGGTGAGTATATGGACTTATATCTTTTAGATAAAAAAAGTTTTTCTTATTTAGAACAGTTCTATCAGCGAAATTTGTCTCCACAACAATTAAGCGGTATTACTGGTCTATCAGCCTATAACATGGCACTCGAATTATCTTACTTATTACAACTAAACTTCATTACCAATACCGATGGTTTTCATAGTGATTCAGAAGGTATTCTTTCTAATAACACTTATGAAATAACTCCAAGCGGAAGATCATATTATGAAGCTGTATTAGAACAGCGTAAGATAGATAGAAAATCTGAATATCGTGCTAACGCAGCGTTATTGTTTGCTCTTATATCTATTGTTGTTTCTATAATTGCTATATTTAAATAACGATATGCTATTTTAGAATTAACCCAGCAATAGCAATCCCTAATCCTATTGCCGAACAAATTAATGCCAAATCTGTGGTATCCATTTCATATTCCCTTTCTTAATTAACTATTTAGAGTGTTCTACTTGTTGTGGAACACTCTTTTCTTCTAAGTGTTCGTATAGTTCAATGTATGGAACAATATATGGATCTGTGTAACTTGTTTCATTCATTGCCATATCTAATCTTTTTAAAATTACTTGGTGTAGTTTTTCTTTTATTTCTTTCATCTGTTTCTCCTTCGTATCGCCTTCCCTAGTGCTATAATTACTCTGAAAGGAGGTGAATATAATGTCTGGTATTTATCGAACTGCCCAAATTTGTAAAAATGGCCATGTTATCACTTCTAATACAAATTACGCTGACCTCTTATCAAATTTCTGTCCAGAATGTAGTGCTGAGACTATAACAACTTGTTTACACTGTAACACTCCAATTCGTGGTGATTATGATATTCCAGGTGTGATAGATGTTTCTTCATCCTACAAAGCCCCTGCCTACTGTTATAATTGCGGTAAGCCATTTCCTTGGACAGAGAGTAAATTAACCTCGATTTCAGAACTTTTAGATATGCAAGATCAACTAACAGAAGATGAAAAACAATATTTTATGTCTTATTTGCCAATCATCTTTACTGAAACACCTCAATCAGAAGTAACAGCTTTAAAATTAAGATTATTGATCAATAAGCTGCCAGTTGAAATTGGTAGTCTAACTAAAAATGTTATTACTGATGTTATATCTGAGAGCATTAAGAAAATCCTTTTTTCTCAATAATTTCTTTAAGCAATTTATAGCCTTTGCATGTGTCTGAACTGCAATTGTATTTTCTCTTTAACACCCAACAATTACATACTTCTTTTAATTTCGCCCCACAATGTTCGCAGAAGTTTCCAGCAATTACTTCCACATTACATTTGGGGCATTTTACTTTTTCTCTTTCATGTGATTTCACCTCTGCTAATTTACAACTTGCATATTATGCAAGTTATTATGTAAAAAAATATCTACTCTACTAGAGCAGTCTAATCCAAGCCAATCACTAATCATTGTAGCCTCTACTACATCAAATTGTGTTTTCCCATTCATTTTGCTGTTAATGGTTGTAATAGATACCCCTAATAACTCTGCTAAGTCTGCATATGTTTTCTTGTGTTCTACCAACAACCCTTTCAATTTTTCTAGTTTCATCTTTTCACCTCACTTTACTTGCACCATATGCAAGTTTCTAGTTACATGATAAGCCTATTAGAAAAACCTGTCAACCGCCCTATGCAAGATTTTATAAAAGTTTTATAATTTTTCTTGAATTTTATTCAAGTTTATTGTAATATAAGATTGTAAGGGCGATTCTTATTTGGAGGCATATTATGAGTATCGACGAAAGAAATACAATAAATAAAGAAATAGGAGAAAGAATAAAAACTATTAGAAAACAAAAAGGTATAACATTAGCTGACCTAGGAGCAAGGTTAGGTATTAGTGAAAGCAATATGCAAAGATATGAATCAGGCAAAATTGCTAGTGTTTCTATTGATTTTATTAATAGATTAGCTCCTATATTAGAAGTAAAGCCAGAATGGTTAATTGGTTGGGATAAAGATGATACTCCTCAAGGTTACTACCTAGATTCTGAAACTGCTGAATACGCTGAATACCTTCGCACTCGTCCTTCTGCACGTTTATTATTCTCCGCATCACGTGGAATTTCCAAAGAAGATATGGAGAAAGCTGTCGAATATATTGAACTTTTAAAATTAAAACATAATAAATAATACTATTAGGGGTTGTTAGTTTGATTATTAATATTATTGAGTGTGATATTCCTAATGTGAAAGCTATTTCATCTACTGGGGAAGATGAAGGTGTTCACAATATTTATATCCGTAAGAATATGTCTATTGAAGATATGCGCAACGAAATTAGACATGAATTGCTGCATATCATTAATGATGATTTCCATATAGATCAACATGTTAATCTTATTGAACATATGGTAAGGCGGAAAGAACTTACAGATGATGTATTAGAAACTATTGATTTTTATCATCATGTTTTATAAAGGGGTTATAAGTGAAAAAGCTGATTTCATTAATACGAAAATATATTTTATATGCAAAGCATTTAGCTAGTACTAATACTAAGAATTTTGAACGGTTTAAAAGTTGGATGCATACATATATCGCTTATAAATCTAATGAGTCTAAATTTAGTCCAACCTATCTTCCTAAATACGAACAAGGACAAATTATATTTGTTGATTTTGGATGTGGCATCAGACACGAATTTAGTTATCCGCATTATGCTATTGTCTTAAATACTAAGGATAGAAAGAAAAATGATTTACTTACTGTTGTCCCTTTAACCTCAAAAAAAGAAAAACATAATACTCTTAAAGAATGGGAGCATGAAATTTCCTACCCTATCAAAAATTTATTGGTTGATAAAGTCATTTCTGATTTCAATCTTTATGGCGATAAATATATAACGCTTCGTAATAAGGTTATCGCATTTGCCAAAAATTCTTCATCACTAAGCAAGGATGAGTATGCCAAGCGTTATTCAGCTCTTGTTGATGCTGGTGTAAAAGAAATCTATTCTAGCAATAAAGATGTTATGGTCTTTGCAGAAAAAATGTCTAAAGGTTCTATTGTAGAATTAAATCAGATCAAGACTATTAGCAAATCAAGAATAATATTCCCTGTTAAAAAATCTCATGCTTTATATGATATAAAAATACATCCAGCCGATTTAATAAGTATTCATCATGCCTTAATGTCCCATATCATTTTAGGCAAGGAATATATTGACAACCAATAGTCGTGAACGTATAATTAAAGTACAAATTGGGCTATGAATCCCAAAACTAACTTTATATTATCCTTTTGGATAAAAAGAAGGGGCTGTAACAAAATAGCCCCTTAACACTAAAAAAGCTCTTAGTTGATTTTAGATGATCAACTAAGAGCTTCTTTTCTATATTTCTAAGCAAAAAGGGCCCCGAAGGGCCCTTTTCGTTGGTATAATTAAGTTATGAAGAAAAACCATACCAATGAACCTAATTATACCAAACTAGTAATGCCTCGCCAACTAGTTTTACCATTGGACTATGGCATTTTGATAAAAGAAACAGCGCCTGTACGGTTACTTGATGCTGTATTGGAGGAATTAGACTATAAAGAATTACAGCATTTGTATTCTCCCAAAGGGAGAAAATCTAAAGTTCCACCGCATATTCTGTTAAAAATTTTTGTCTATGCTATGTCCAACGGCGTGTATTCTACACGTATGATACAACAACAATGCGAAGAAAATATTAATTATATGTGGCTTCTTCAAGGCTATGCAGCCCCAAGTCATATGACTTTTCAACGATTTTTTGCCCGTTGTACACTAGATATCTTAATGAATCTATTTTCACAGTTGATGGAAGCTATTAACAGACGTGATACCTTAACATTTAATGAAGTCTTTATTGATGGAACTAAACTAGAGGCTAATGCCAATAAGTATACCTTTGTCTGGAGAAAAGCAGTACAAAAAAGACTAGATACATTACCATCTAAATTAGCCATATTAAAGCAAGACATCTGGAATGAATTGGGCCTAGATACCCGTTGTATGAATGATGAATGTATCTATACCTTCCTAGCTAAAGAAATTGAAGTACACCATATGGAATTAGTACAAGGAAAAGGTAAGCATAAAACACCATTACAACGATTGTATGAACGAGCAGAAGATTTATATGAGAAGCGCAAAGAATACGAACAGCAGTTGTATATTATGGGTGAACGCAACAGTTATTCTAAAACAGATCATGATGCAACGTTTATGCGTATGAAGGAAGACCATATGCGTAATGGACAGCTTAAGCCTGCCTACAATGTACAATTAGCAGTTCATTCTGAATATATTATGGGAGTTGGTGTATTCCCTAAGCCCAATGATACTAGCACCTTAATTCCATTTGTACAGCAATTAGAGCAGATTCATAGCCGCCGATTCACATATGTGGTAGCTGATGCTGGTTATGATAGCCATGAGAACTTAACTTGGTTAAAGAACAACCATTACCTATCTTGTATAAAACCACAATATTATGAAAAGGAAAAAACTAGAGCTTGGGCTAAAGATATTAGTAAAGCTCGTAATATGGAATATATACCAGAAGAAGATGCATTTATATGTGCTAAAGGTCGTAAATTAAGATATGCTTTCATTCGTAAATCTGAAAACAAAACAGGCTTTATATCTGAGAGAAAGGTATATATTTGTGAGTCTTGTAACCGATGTGGATACAAGAAGGAATGCCAACGGTATGTGAAACAAACGACAGTAAATCCCGTAAAACGAATTGAAACTACGCCTGCGTATGACGCTGTATTGGCAGAAAACCAAGATAGACTGCTTAGTGATACAGGCATTCAATTACGAATTAACCGCTCCATCCAAGTTGAAGGCGCATTTGGTGTGTTAAAGCAAGATTTGGGATTTAGACGATTTTTACACCGTGGCAGTGGAAACGTGCATAAGATGTTATATCTATTGTCCATGGGATTTAATCTAGCAAAGTTACATAACAGAATACAAGCAGGACGTGTTAATACAACATTATTTACTGCAAAACAAACTGCTTAAACCAAGAAATTTTTAAATAGACCTAGAGGCCTATTTAAGTGCGCCTAAAAACAAGAAACACCAAGAAAACATACGATTTTACAAATCTAAATTTCTTGGTGTCTCTTATATTTTAAAGGGACTGCAACTAGAATGCGATAAAACCGCATTCTGTTACAGCCCCTTTT